ACTTCATAACAGCAACTCCTGCTCATCTGGCTCAAGTTCTGATAAGTCTTGTTCAGTTAATCTACCTGTCTCAATATCGTATATTAGATTTGTAGCTAGCCCTACATCTCCTGTATATCTTGACTTTAGTATTCTAAGTTTTGTTGTCCTGGACACTAACTCATCATCACTTTGTTGATTTCTTTCTAAAGCAATAACACAATCAGATAGTTGAGCAATACTGTTAGAGCCTCTCAAGTGTGATAAGGAAACTTCTATACCGTTCTCATGTCCTTTGTTTCCATCTACTCTTCTAAGATGGCTGACCAATATAATACCAGCTCCAGTTTCTTCTACCATACTTCTTAGCCTAGTCATAATATTATCAATAGCTCTTCTTTCATCTCCTTCTCCGATGGCTGACACCAGCATGTGAAGGTGGTCTACTACTATCCATTTACAATCACATCCAATAATTAAGTATCGAAGTTTTGAAAAAATAGACTCAATATCATTAGTACCAAAATGAGCATGGACAAATACTCTGTCTCCGTTAAAAGTTCTATCATACATATCCTCCAATGTTTTCCTATCAAACTTATCTCTTTCCTGGTCAATATATATCCTGGCATTTGCTTCGATAGAAAGAACTCCGTCAACTGTTCTTCTCCAATCTTCTTCAAGAGCTATGATGCCTACGTTGTCTACTGTTTCATTTATGAGCCAATGTTCTAGTTCTCTAGTTACACTTGACTTACCTAGGCCTGTTCCACCTGTCAATGTAAGTAACTCTCCTTGTCTTAATCCATATAGCTTATTGTTTAAACCTTGCCAAGGATAAGGGACACACTCTTTCTTTTCTCTTTGAAAAAATTGTTCTTTCTTTTCTGCTACTCTTATAATACCAGAAGGTGTAAACACTTGTGCATCCCACCATGACCTAACAAAATGCTCAAACTTTTTTTGCTTGAGCATATCGTTAGCATCCTTATAACCATTAGGTAAAGTCATTATCTTAGCCTTACCTGGTTTAAGAATGGAGGCAACTTCTTTTGATGCTTTGATACCAGGAGCATCACCATCAAAACAAATAACAATATTGTCGAAGCTCTCTACATACTCTAAATTTTCTTTTATATCTTTGACTGCTGAGGAAGCTCCTCTTTTGATTGATACACATGCCCACTTTGAACCCATAAGTTCGTAAGCAGACATGGCATCCACTTCCCCTTCAGTAATTGTTAGAAACTTTCCTCCCTCTTTAAATAGATGTTGGCCAAACAATCCTGTTCCTTGTATTTGACCTTGACATAAAAACTTTTTATCCCTGGTATATCTTATCTTGTTAGCTGTAAGCTCATGCTTAATATAGTAAGGATATATATGCTGTGCTATTTCTCCTTGACTGTCGTATACAACCTTGACACCAAACTTCTTTGCCGTCTCAGCACTAATACTTCTGTCCTTTAGGGATGCAAAAGATGCTCCGTGTACGTTTAACAAGGGAGCTGACTTTGGTTCTGGTGTATAAAATTCATCTGTGTTTTGTTCAAACTTTGGGAAGAATTTGTCGCAACTAAAACATTTAGCTGAACCATCTTCGTTAACTGATAAAGCATCTGAACTTTTACATGCTGGACATGGTAAGTGATACTTCGTAAATTTGCTTTGTTCTTTCATAGGTTCTCCAAGTTGGTGTTGGAACAAGAGATGGAGAACAAATATACACTACGATATAACTTACCCCAACACCGTGCTACTTTTATGGAGTAGCCAACCATATTAAATTACTCTTCCTTTGATTTTTCTGAAGTCATTTGTATAAGACTTTCAGGTGAAGCATTACAAATATCCTCAAGGTTCTTTCTATGAACCACGTTAGCAATTTGCATTGCTTCTTTGAGTATCTCAAGAGTCGATACTTTTCTTACTAAGACTTCAGCTTGAACTCTACTATCTTTGTTCTTGATAGCATTAGTATCATGCTCCGTCATTCCGTCTTGTGTCTCAATTTTTACAATCATTAGAACTCCTCTCCACCTTCAACTGAGCCTAGCTCATCGCCATCGCCACTTCTATAAGTTACTAAGTCAAGAACTTGCATGGCCTGGAAGTCTAGCCCTTTGAAGTCTCCGTACTTGTTGCTGGTTTCCCATTCTGCATACTGTACTTTGACCTCACTTCCATTACCTACTACCTCATCCATAGGAACTTTGTCTTTATCAAAAAGTTTAGGGGCTTGTCTGGTTCTACCATCTGCTCCGTTTACTTTTCTTTTGATAGTTATAGCTCTGCCTACAGGCTCTTCGTTGATAGTTAGTTCTTTAACTTTATATCCACGTGCCTGAAAGTCATCAGCCGTCTTATCATCTACTACCAAGTCTACTGTATAGACTGGTTCAAAAGTTGTATTAGGGCTTGTTACTGAAGCCCAATAAGCTTTACCACTTACTACTGCCATATATATTCTCCTTAAAAAATAATGTAGTTAGATTTAAACATAACTATAAACTCAATGCAACTACTAAATCATTGAACTTATCTTCGTCTTCCTCGAAGACAGAAACTTTAAAAGTGTTTTGATGTGCTTTATCTGTCTGCACATACTCCACCATATAACTACTAATACCATGTTCTGTATTACAAAACTTTCTGTATTGCTCATACGTCATCTCTTTTGTGATGAATATAGCTTTGTCTTTACTCATGTAAGTTTTCTTAAAAGACTGTATAAAGTCTTTAAGTTATACCATCTACAATCAAAATACATTGTACCTGTCTCGCTATCAACTAAGTAACAAGGTTCGTCATAAGTGTTTTTGCTTTTGTAAATAATAAACTTACCTATTTGTCCTATCCACAATTTCATTTCCAAATCTCCATATTGAGTGGCTTAGTATCTATGGTTACGTCTCTATCTCCATATATACTTTCAGCCATATCTTTTAAACTGGTAGTAACTATCAAATACTCAGGGTCTGGTAGCTCTCCGTTGTTGTAAAGACTAACAAAAAGCTCTACTGATATTACTCTTACATCAGGCTCTTGGCCTTCTTCATACTTAGGGCATACGTATAATTGTGCTACCCCACAAATATTTCCTTTCTCCATTTTAATATCCTTGTGTCATGTGAACGTAGCAGTTATCGTCTACGTCCTTCCAATAATTTTCACTAAGACTACGGCCACAAATACATGTGTCTTCGTCTTCAATAAAGTGAGGGTGAGGCATTCCAGGATAGGTTCGCAACTGATTTACCTGGCTATCTGAGCTTGCACTTATACGTGGATTATTTTTCTTAGTACCTTCCACAACCTCTTGAAGTACCTCGTTCCCTCCAGATGATAAGCCTCTGTCAGTAGGGTTCAAACCTACTGGAGTCAGGGTGTTTAAATGACTAACTCGCTTTTTTTGTGTCATACTTATCCTCCTTTTAAACTTATTCTACTACTATCCTGAAAGGTAGTCTACATTCTCTACCTTCAGGCTCAACTACAATAGCACTAGCAAGTAAATACTTTTCTAATGCTTCGTACAATCTTCTTCCTGTGTTGCCTTTACTCTCCGTAAAAACCATATTAGTTATCTCTCCCCCAACAACATCATAATTTAACACAACACTTGTTGTATCTGAAAACTCTAGCCTACGTATATATCTGTCTAGGTTTACACTTTTGTCCCTTTCTGGACATGTAAAGACTGGGGCTGGTTTTTGTACTGGTGATTCTCTAGGGGGTAAGTTAACCACCTCCAGCCCCTCTCCTTCTTCCTCTATAAGTGTGCCGTTTTCAAAGTGTTCTTCTTCAAACATAACAAAGTCATCTTCTATAAATGGTTCGTCCATTGGCTCATCAAGATTAGCTGGACGTGGCATTAACTCTCCTGTAATGACACCATACCCACCTGTGGCTGACAGCTCTTCTATTTCTTCAGCCATTGACTCTTGTGTATGTACTAACTCATTAAGACTATCAATAAGCTCAATGTTATTCTCATCCATTTGCTCTTTCAAAGTATTGATACCATCACGATAGACAGCCATCAACATTAAAACTTTCTCTTGTTTATTGATAGCCTCCGTCAATTCTTTTTGGATAGTATTATACTTTGCATCCAGTTCATCCATCCTATTGGATAAATATTTTCTATCTTCTTCTATCAGATTGAAAGATACTATCAATCCAAAAGACAACCCAACTAATAACAATACTGCTATTAGAGACATTACATATTGCTTTACAATACTCATTTTCTTCTCCTTCTTTTACGTTTCATTTCATCTACAATCAAGCTACTTTCCCATGCAAACCAACCAGCACCAATAAGTAACACAACACCAATGATATTATTTAACACTTCACTCTCCATCATCAACCTTTTTTATTTGAAAGCCCCAACACCAATGGGTATTGTCCAGGCCAATGATACAGTCTCTGTCTCTTACAAAATTCCAATGTAAAGTTTCTACATCGTCTCCGTATTTTGTTCCAGGTTCAACTACAGTAATCTGCTCTACTTTAGCTTTCTTATACGGTTCATGTCCCCATGCTCCAGCCCACATTACTACATCACCTACATACAAAAAGTTATTTTCTTTTTTTAGTTCTTTCATGCTCCAGTTCTTTGCTTTTGCAAGTCTCTTACTGGTCGTTATTAATTTTTTCATCTGCCTTGTCCTCTATATCTTTTGTAGCTACGTTTCTTATGTTTATTCATCGTGGCCATTGCACACTTGATACGTCTGCCTCGTCCACCTACACCCTGTGATGTAGCTTTCTTCACGTGGTCTATTGTAATTATTTGTTTAGCTTTTCTCATTCTACTAAGTATTTGTAATGTGCTGGCATCTTATTTTTCTGATACTCTTCAGCCATTCTATCTAAATCTTTTGCTGACATAGTATCTGCCGTTCTCTCCACAAACCATTCAATAACTAATTGTAGTATTGGATATTCTTGTCCAGCATCTTCGTAACCCTCAACGTATGACATCACATGCTCAAGCAAATCATCTTTCAAGTCAGCTCGCATGCCGTCTAGTCCTGGTATATTCTTAAGACTTTCCTGGATTAACTCCATTCTGTCTTCTAAAAATCTTGTGTGTCCTTCGTGGCTCATTCGTTATCTCCTTCTAAATAGATTCCTTCAGTAGCTAAAAAATTTAGTAATTTATTCCAGGCATCATAAACAGCATCTTCATCAAACCCTGTCTTTGCTCCTGAACTTATTACATCATTAATTAAATCTATTGCTTCATTCATCTTCTTCTCCTGTTATGTCTTCATCGTCCTTATTATAAAATCTTAATTCTTCTGGCCATTTAAAATCTACGTCAAGGTAGTTTCCGTTGTCAATCTCATGTCTCGTGCCGTCTTTCATTTCTATAACAAGTGTGCCGTATTTACACCAATGATTCTGTATATCATCGTAGTTAATATTAAGATGGGATATATCGTGCTGAACTGCCTGGGTGTAACTAGCTTCTACTGTTTTTATTTTATTGCTCAATCTGACCCCCAGCTCTTGTTAGAACTGCATAGTCTTTTTTGCTGGCCTTACCGTCCAACAATCTGTCTAATGCTTTGAGTTCTTTGAGTGAGAATGAATTGATTTTATCTACGTTGACTGTCTGATGAAAGTCTGGAAACGTAATTTCTTTCTTAAACTTATATGCCATATTTATTCTC